GACATTTGCCACAGGGAATCTGAAATGTGGCATATTGTTTGTCGTGTTCTTTTGGGCTAAAAGAGATATGGATCCCGTCGGATTTAAACCCGACGGTTTTGGGCTTGGTACATCGCACTGTATCAGGCCTTTTTTTATAAGCGTATGCCGCCGCGAAATGCGCGCGGGTTTAGGTGGTTTACTTTGTGAATGCCGGTGTTCTTTTTAAAGACCTTCCGGGACTTTTGTTTGGACATTGGTCTGCGTTTCATCAGTTTTTCCTCCTTTTGACGCTATGGTAGGTGTCAGTGGGCGGTATTACAACAAGGGAGTGAATACCGCCCTTTCTTGGTCCTAGTTTTGGACGCGCTGTACTGAGACTGCCTTCACGATGTGTTCCGGGGTTGGGAGTGCTTCGAATTTGCCGGTCTGGTCGTCGTATCTTCCGACGTGGTACAGGTCGAAGTCTTCCGGATATTTGTTGACATTGTTGTTTGTATTTGAGTCGTTTACGAGGCTTGTAAAGTCTCTCTCGGCTTCTCCGTGGGTGTGTTTGAAAAATGGTGTATTGTAAATCTGAGCTTTCGAGTCTCGGATTACATATGCGTGTAGAATCATTTTTTCTCCTTTTGTTTCAGTTTCTTTCGAAACTTTTGTTGTTTTAGTCTGTTCTCTATTAGCTGATCGATTCTTTGCCCGAAGAGTTTTTTTGAAATCTCTTCGAGTTCTTCTCTTGTTAGCTTTTTTTTGGGCATCGCTTGCCTCCGGTTCCTTTCGTAACGTAACGAAAGGCGTGTTTGCAAGTATTATGTTTTGTTTTTTTACGTAACGTAACGAGGCTGTAGGGCTTCCAGCCCTTCCCTCGTGCTCCAGCAACCTGGGCCGTCCAGGCTCCCTCAGGTGCCGTGGGTGGCTGTGGTCGCGCATCGTGCGCGTGTTTAGGATAGTTGGTTAAAGGGTGCGCTTCGCTTACAGAAGAGTTGGTAATAATGGGGTCGTGGACCCCATACCCCTTTGTTTAGAAGTATGAGGTTTTGTTTAGGTTTGAGGGATTATCGCGTTTTCGTTTTAAGTTCGTTTTCGCGTTATTTAGGATTGGGGTTTGGTTGAGGATTTAGTTCTGGAGTTGGTGTTGGTGGTGCATTTACGAGACCGAGTTTTATAGCTTCCTCTTTATTTTGTGGATTATTTAAGAATGAGAGAAGTTGTCCTGGGTCGTTTCCGAATCGGAAGCGTAATTGCGCATCGAGTGAGTCAAATGACTCTCGAGCTTTTGTGACTTTCTCCATGGTCTGATGAAAGTCTTCGGCGCTTGTAAAGTCGCCGTACTGACCTCTTCCATTTCTTTCGAAAATGTGGGGATCAGGATTGTGAATATACTGAGCCATGATGTTGTTAACGTCGCATTCTGCTTGAAATTGAACTTGAGTCATTGTCGGCTCTGAATTCACTGTTTCGACACCTACTGATCCGTTTTCTCTCATGAAAACGTGTTTATAGGAGAGGACTTCTCCGTCCTCGTCCCATGCTAAAGGTTCTGTGGAAATTGTTTTTGGCCAGTCTTGTTTTTGAGTTTTGCTCATGGATTCTCCTTAGAATCGTGGTTGCATATTGTATTTTTGTTTCATTTCTTGAGCCGCTTTGTCTGCGGCATCGATGTTTTTCTGCTGAAGCGTCTTTGTAGAGTTTGTCTGTTGAGTGCCTAGTACCTTGTCGAGAAGTGGTTTTCCAATTTGTTGATACAGACGATTAATTACGTCTGATTTTGGAATTTCTTTTTTACTCACTTCTGTGTCGACCATTGTTTTTGCAGTTTGAGCTTTAAGTAGGTCTCCTTGGGCTTGTTGGGTTTTAAGATCTTGTGAAAGGCGAAGAGCGTCCATTGCGGATGCGGCTGCGTTTCCTAAAAGGTTTTGGCCAACGGGTACTGTTGGTGTTCCTCCGGAGGCAGCCGGAGACGATGCTCCGGCGTTTGCTGAGAGGATGGGATTAAGGCCTGCGGCCTTTAGGTCTGCGACTTCACGTTGGTGAGCCGTAGAAGACATGCGTTCTTCGAATGCTCGTCCGGATGCGATTTGGTCGCCTTGCCATTCGCGGCCAATAGAGGCCGCGTTTGAGTTATATTCCTGATTCAGGAGGCCACCTGTAAGATTGAGGCCTCCTGATACTAGTGTGCTGGCTACGCTATCCCATATGGCCATTAGAATCGTCCGATCGTTGATGGAACTGAGTATGCGAGCATTGCTCGAGCGTGGTGATACTGAAAGAAGCAATCCATGAGAATTTGAACTGAGCCAGTGATTGCGAGGGTGCGGTCGATCGGTGTGTTAGATTGAATGAATGTTGAACCGAGTGTTGGGAGCGTTGCGAAGCTTTCGGCCAAGTGCCACATATCAAGAGGTGTTGAGTAATTAGATCGAAATTGACCGCGGATCTCGGATGGTTTGTATCGATATTCTGCATATCTCTCCTGGTAACCAAAGGCAACGGCGTCGGCTGAAGTTCCTTGGCACATGATTTCTTTGTTTAGAACGGTTTGTTCTCCCAGTTCTTGTAGTTTCGGCCAAAAGAAATCGTACCGAGTGGATCGATTCCACATTCTGTTGAGGCCTTGCTGATAGGTAATATCTGCTCTTGCAGCTGCAAGACCGATAACGTAGCCATGCTCAACGAAAGATTTTGTAAATCCAACATTGCCTCCGCCAGTAGACTGGGTTGCGAAGGCGGCAAGCTGGCCTTGAGCGTTTGAGCCAGACGTGGGTGCAGTTTGCGCGACAGGGTTCGAGTTAAAGCGAGTACTGCCGCCGCCAAGATATTCAGCGCGCTGAAGGCGGAAGTCAGGAGAAATAACATTCCAGTGTGCACGAATAATTTCAACATATCGAGTACCTCCTCGGTTATCGAGTTCTAAGAGTGATTGGATCTGCCAGGCTTGGCGTAATTGATTAATTGTAGATGCGGTTGCATTCGTGAGGTCTGTGTAAAGTCCTCCATTTGGATCGTAAGAGATCAGGTTAGTGGTGTTGGTGGCGTTGCCTGAGGAGTTAATCGTGTTTGTACCTGCTCCTGCGAGGGTGTTGGTTGAGATAATGTAGGCGTTCCATTGTTGGGCGTTGGCTGTTCTAAGAACTGGTGCGCTGGAGCCCAGTGGCATAGTGACTGCCGTTCCTCGTTGAGGTGCTGTGAGTGCTGAAGTGAAGTAATCGTGACGTTTTCCTCGTTTAAGTACTGTGTAATTAGCTTGTGAATCTGGTCCGTTGTCAGTGGCAACAGTGACCGAATTCTGAGTGCCTTGGTCTCGGAACCATTGGTTCCATATGAGGTTGTAAGCGCGTAGTGGTAGCACATTGATCTGGTTTTGAGTTGTGATGTTTGTGACTCCGGTTGGAAGTCCGAAGTGGTCGAAGAGTGATCCATTTGTAAAAGTTGCTCCTGTTGCTAGTGAAGGAATAACGAATGAAATTGAGTCGCCTGGGTTGTCTTGGGCTCCGTTGAATTTTTCCCAATTGGCCCAGACGAGACGGTTCGGAACAAAGAAGAAGAAGAAGTCCAAATACATGTTGTCCATAATTGGGTTCTTTGTTGCGGTTGAGGTGAGGCGTGCGAAGGTGTGTGCCGTTACGTTGCAAGTGTCTCCCGGGAGGATTTCATCGCAAAAGATTGGAACTAATTGGTCGAAATTGAATGTGTCTTTGATTGTAAATGAACGATCAAAGGCGGATCGGGTTGAGTGAACGTTCGGTATTTGAGCGAACGAGTGTTGTGAGTGGCGGTTGCCAAGTCCTTGCATGATAGCTCCTTATAGCTTCAGGTTTTTTTGAAGTTGTTCTTCAAATTTTTGTTTTAGGATTTTTTCTTCGATTTGATTTTTAGCATTGTGGTATGGGCCATACCAGTCAAGTTCCTTGAGTGATTGCTCTCGAAGTTTCTTAATATTTTCGCGTTTAGTCTTCGTAACATAACGCTGCCACTTTTCGGGTTCGTGTTTTTTAAGCCATCGTTCGTAGTACCTTGGAATGGAGCCGATATTTTTTCCGTCTACTATGACTTTACCTTGATTGAAGATGTCTTCGTGGAATTTTTCCAGCCAGCGTTTTCCTATGGCGTGTTTTGAAGAGGCTTTAAAGATTGGTTGGTAATCGTGTTCGTGGTCTTTGCCGTGGGCTAATTTTTTAGCTGAATATCGGGCCACATATCCAGCTGATTTGATGGTGACTTCTCCGAAGTTGCATTTTCCGTTGCCCCATACTTCGGTAAGGAATTCTGAGGTCCAGGTCTGGTCTCCATGCTCATTTGTTTTATCTTTTTTCGGAGCTTGATAGCCGTTTGGGACGGTTTTAGGTGACCATCCGAAGATGCAGGCGTGCCAGTGTGGTCGTTTTTTTGAGGGTCCGTATTCTCCACAGGTAATGTATCCAATCTGATGCGGAATACCCGCATCGGTAAGGCGTTTGCGAAGTTTTTTCATGAATAGCTGAAATTCAGCGTATACGAGCCGTGGTGAGGTCAGGTGGGCGTCGTCGTAGGTGAGGGTAAGGAAGCAGCTCTCTTTTGACGTGCGGGCCTCGTGGACGCATCTAACGGCCCATTGGCGGCCATAGTTGAGTCGGCAGGCTAGACATTTGCCACAGGGAATCTGAAATGTGGCATATTGTTTGTCGTGTTCTTTTGGGCTAAAAGAGATATGGATCCCGTCGGATTTAAACCCGACGGTTTTGGGCTTGGTACATCGCACTGTATCAGG